TTGGAATACACCTACAACAATAGGAGCATCACCAAGAGAAGTGCCACCAACAGTAACTGGTTCACAGTTACCTAAAGTAGCTTTAACTGTATCACCAGTAAAGATATTTTTTGCCAACCCTGATGCAATAGGAATCTCCTCAAAACCAGTGGAGTTAGCACCAGAGCCACGCATTCTTGCAGGTTGGAAACCACGGAGAGCTTTTGAAGTACTCATATATTTTCTCCTTTAAAATAAAGTTTCCCTAATAAACCCTCTAACTAGAAACTAATCCTGAAAATTAGGACTCCTTCCTCTTGTCACAGAGGATTTACTATTATTAGTTATAGGCATTCTGGAATCAGAGGAGTTCTCTAACTGTGAATTAACTGCAGTCATTAGATTGTCACTCTTATTCTGGAAATACCTCTGACGGGCAGCGATTTTTCCTTTAGGCATTTTTGCCAAGGCCAAGTCTCCACGACAGACCGTACCGCTATACCGCCCTTCCTCCAGCACGATAGAGGAATGTATCATCTCAGGAACTTCATCTGGAGCTACAAAAGTCCATCCTTCAGCCAACTTCTTTCCAATATTCTGATAGTCATCGTTTTCTCTCAGCTTAATTCGTAGCCAACGTAATCCCATATTCTGGTCATCGAAACGATTTTGAACACTATCAGGAATATCTAAAGCATCTGGCTCTTCGTAAGTCCATTCTGTTTCTTCTCTAGTTTCCAGTTCTCTTTGATTTGCACTTCGCGCATTTTGATTTCGTGTATCCATAGTGTTAACCTCCACGCTGTGTTTGAATAGTTGTATATTCCCCATCGGCTAAATCAGCCTTTCTTTTTTCTGCGGCATATACCTCAAGAGGAATATTCCATTTAGTAGCTAACCTCACATCTTCTTGTGATAGTTTAACTTTTTTACTGGAACTTGCAGGTTTGCGTGATGCTCCTGCAACCACTTGAGCAGGTTGTGTCGTAACCTGTTCCGAAACTTCTTCTTCTACCTCCTCATATCTATGAGGAAATTCCTTTTTTAATCTTCTGTCTATTTCTGTATAAAAATCATCGTCAGAAGTATTAAATCCCATCTGCTTTAATTCAGCATCTATAGCTAAAGCTGCTGCAGTTCTTACTGAGTCTTTACCAAACCATTCATTTTCTGCAGCCCAACTTTGAGCTTTTGGATCAGGAGCTTGAGGTGCAGCCCTCTTTTGTTCCTGTCTTTGTTCAATTGCTTTTTCATAATTAGAAAGAGCAACTTTTCTTTCACCTAAATTCTGTAAGTCAAGCTGTGCTTGGTTTAAAGCTTCCTGCGCCTTAAGAACTTTATCTGAATCTCCATCTTCATAAGCTTCTCTATAATTACTTCTTGCTAATTCAATCTTATCTGTAAGCTGTTGTTCAGAAACTTCTGTACTTACTTTTTGAGTATCAGTAAACTGTTTTTCTCTTGTTAAAATACTTCTTTGCAATTCTTCATTATCTTGCATTAGTTTCTGAATCTGCTCATCTCTAGATTTTCTCTGAGAAACTAACTGCCTAATTCTTTTTTGTGCTCCTTTTGTTTCTATCCCGTCAAGTTCTTCTGGCTCTTCTACAGTTTTTTCTTTAACTTCGACAGGTTTCGTTTCTTTTTTAGGAGCCATCTCTCCTTCAATTTCAAAATCTACTTTTTCTTCCGACACTTCTATATTATTCCACCCTTCTTGAGTATCACTCATTATTTTTCTCCCTTACGTTGCCACGAAAGCAATTCGATTTACGTTAGTGTTCATATTATACTATAAGTTATAGTGATCGCGCAACCCCCTGTTAATTAGATAAATTAAATGTTGGGTCTAAATATTTTGGATTTTGTACTTTCAGCAGAATTTGATCATCAAATAAGAGAATTAATTTAATTCCTTTATACTGCATCTTTACTCCTGCATTTTTACCGTAGCAAACATAGTCTCCTTTTTTACACCACGGTCCTTCAGGAAATTTATCTTTATCCATATAAGCTAACTTTCCTAAAGTTATAACTCGTCCTACTGTTGTAAGATAAGCCATGTCATCTTTTGTTGAATCGGGAAGAAGAACACCCCCCTTTGTTTTTGTTTTAACAGAAACGGGACGAACTAGAACATGATATCCCGGTATAGTTGGAAGAGGAGAAGGATCGGAAACTTCCTCCTCCTCCCCAGAAATCCACTTATCGTTTATAATTGCTTTGTTTAAAGCTAGTTGTTGCATATTTAATTTTCTCCTTTAATCGTCATCATTGTCTGAACGCATTCTTTTCTTAAGAATATCTCTCAGTGCTTCTCTTGACCATTCTATACCAGCACAGTATCCTACCATATGTTTATAAGTAGGAAAATCATCTGCACTTCCTGCAGCAACTGCTCTAACTATTGTTTCTAATTCTTTATTATATTTTTGGACGACCTCATCCCAAAGCTCCATGTTTATTCTGCTGCCTCCACAACAGGCTGATTCTGATAGAACTCAGGCCATCCAACCATGTTAAAGACATATCCTATTGCCATACCTACACCTATGGCAATTATAATTTTCCAATGCTTGGAGCAACAACTTATTATTCTTTCACTCCACGCTGTAATACTTGAAATTATGTTCATATATTACTCCTTGTCTGTTTCATTATACTCACCCTTTTCCCCTTCCATTCTGGTTGCCATTTCCGCAACCTTAATCAAAGTTTCTTGGGCTTGTTTATTTCCTTCTGCCTCGCCTCTTTCTGCTGTATCTATTAATTTTATTAAAGCTTTTAACTGTTCAATATTACTTTTTACTGCATCTCCTTTTGAGGCTTGAGACAACTTTGCCAATGTATCCATAACTTTTAGTTCCTGTTCCTGATTTAAATCAGCTTCCTTAACTGCAGCATTAAATAACATATCTACAGCTTTCATGGATTGTTTAGCAATTCTATCCCTTTCTTTTTCTTCTGACTTACTCTGCTGTTCTGCTCCCTTTTGAACAGCCTTTACAGCTATTTCAGATTCTTCAATATCTAACTTCCTATTTTCTAAAGCAGCTTCTGTTGCATCAGTTTGTAATTGTATCTGAAGTTTCTGCTGTTCCAAAGCTAGTCTGGCTTTTTCAATCTCTACCATCTGCTGTTCTGGAGACTGCTGTGGACCCATAGCCATATTTGCATTAAGAACCTGTTGTGCAGCCTGTGCCATAGCAAGTTCTGCTGTTTGAGGCATTGCTGCTTGATCAGGAGGTAACTGCTCAATCATCTTCCTTGCAACACCATTTACCTGTTCTTGGTATTTCATAATTGAATGTTCCTGAATATTAGATTCAAGAAGAGGTTTTATTCTTTGCATAATTGGAGACTTACCATGAGCAGGGTCTTGTAAGTATGCCATCTTTATCTGAATATGAGCATCATGATTCTGACCGGGGAAGGACGCAATTGGAACTCCCTTTGTTGCAGCCATAATATCTGAAATAGGATCAAGGGGTTTAGGCTCAATCTTTGGAGGAAGTATCTGATCCAGATTCGGCATATTCGCCGCTCCAAGGATTGTTCTATTTAAAGCTTCCAGATTGAACATACCGGGAGGAGACTGTTGAGATAACTGTAAAGCCATCTGAGCCAACATCATCCTGTGTGCATTAGAGGGAATATTGGGATCAGAAACGGGGATAATATCTACCCTTCCGTCAAAATCCCTTTTTAGAACGTGTCGGGATTGCCCCGGCACATTGAACGGATATTCATTTGGTAGGTAATCGTGATTGATTCTTCCCAATATCTTTAGCTCATCTCTCTGCGATTTGTGAAGTCTTTTATGTATAGCACTGAAAAACTTACTTGACGCTTCAAGCAAAGCCATTGTCGTTCCGACAGGACCATATGAGGAAGCATCTGATACCATTTTTTCTGTGTTATCAGCAAACTTCTGACCTGCCCCTGAAACAAAGCCAAGCATCTGGAACAGAGTCGAGGAAGGCTCTTTATATGGCAAAGTAATAATTGCTTTACTTAGGTCCATACCAGTTGCTTCAACTTCTTTAAATTCCCCCGGTGCTATTGGATCATTATCGCCTACAATTCTAACTCCTTTAGCCTTATATCCCCCCGGTAGGTTCGCAAACTGACCTGCATCAATGAGTGCTCTCATGGCTGCTGTCGCAGTCATTGTGAGATTACCAAGGAAGTGGATCAGTCCTAACCCGTAAAAACCGAATCCCGGTACGAATCTATAGTGTACAAAATGTAATATTTTTTGTCTCGTTTCGTCGTCGGGCTTGTAGTTTCTACGAATACTAAGTATTTTTCTTGATTGCTCTTCCAGAGTGACAATGTAGGGAAGAGCAATTCCATCATCGTATTCTGGATCATCTTCCAGTTCTAGATAACAATGCTGCTCCAATAAAGTATATTGAGGATCATCTGCTCCTGCAGGAGACACACCAAGGATTGTATCCATCTTGGTTGTCATTGCACTTAGCATTGGTATTCCTGCATCTGGAAGATCGACATCCATATACATACCTGAAGCTATTTCTCTAGCTAAATCATTTGGACTTCTATAAATAACATGAGTATACCTATCTGCTTTTCTTAAATCACTTGCATAATAAGAGACATAGAACTGGTCAATAGGAACAAACTCTGAAACTGGTCTGTCCAAAGAAGCGTCATAATAAATCTTTTTGAATGCTGAACCTATCAATGGCAGATGGAAAAGCATTCTTTCAAACTCATCAAAGTATTCTGGCATCTGCTCAGTAAGCTGGTAGTTCATAAACTGCTCTACCCTGTCAGCTTGCATTTCTTTTTCTGGAGAATAGTCTCCCATGATCTGAGCTTTAACTGGACCAGAAGGAGGAAATAATTCGTTGGATGCTTTTGACTGGAACTTAACAGCGTTCTCTACAAGCATTGGATGTACTGCTGTACATGCTCCCTCGAAAGGCTGTGAAGCTTCCTCAAGTTTTAATCCAAGAAGATCGAAGCCTCTTTCAAACATAGACTCCCATTCATTTCTTGAATCCTTATCTGCAGTAAACTTATCAAAAACTCCTGCAGATATGTCTTCTAAATCTGTATCATCTATGTTTTCAGCGAGATTTTCAAACCACTCTTCTACTGTGGGCTTTTGTTCAACCTCCAGACTGTCCTCAAAATTGACTACAACTCCCCCATCTGGGGATGCATCAATAGTAACTGCTTCTCCTATTTCAGCAGACACGCCACCTTGCCCCACAGGAAGGGTAATGATTTCTGCCTGTTGTCCTATTGTTTCATATGGATTTCGTTCAGTTGCCATTCTTATAAGTATCCTTAAATTTTGAAATGTCCCAAGTACTCGCCTTGCACCATTATAACACTAAAAATTCCAGTACGCAACCCTCTGTTGTCTACGGGGATTTTCGTCATCTTCCCAAGAGGGATCATCTGGGTGGCCTATACGCCAAGACTCTCTCATATAATGGACTGCCATTGTCAGGGCATCCACCTGATCATCATGCTTTGCATGGGGAAAGGTAATTAATTCTTCTACGAGTTCATCTGCCCATCTTTTATTCTTTGGTATCCAAACTCTTCCTGCTTCAAGTAAAGGACTTGCTGCATATACCCTTGCAACCTTATCCTTATCTGGTGTATATTCCAGAACTGGCAGACCTCCTCTTCTCATATCCTGTATAAGAGACTGTCCAGAGGCTTTCTTTTCTACAATACACACATCTGGCTTATACTCATCGTAGAGAAGCTGCGCCATTCTTCTTAGATCAGGGTATTCATAGCGTCCTCTCTGGTTTCCAAGCAGGATAAGATTACCTCCATAGTATTCTCTTCCCTTATCATCTTCTTCTGCTGTATCAAAAATACCCCATGTCTGTATGACACTGAAATCTGCAGTTGTTCTTGTACTGAACGCTGTATCATATGTCTGAATTATAAAATCACATTCAGGAGGATCGTCGTAATCCCATTCCTGTATCCACCTCTTCTTTATTACACCCCCTTCTTCAGGGGTTGGGTTCTGCATATATAAAGAGTTCCAGTATCTGGACCCATTACTTGCAATAATCTCTTCTTCATCTATTCTTAAAATTTCATCTGGCTTCCATTCAGGAAAATAGCTTGATCCTACAGGTAAATCCAGTAATTCAGAAGCTTCATCGTCTATCCATGCAGGAATCTTTACAACTTCCCAAGGATATGTTACTTCCATATCCATTATTTCCTGTTGTTTTAGCAACCATCCACAGAGATCATCATGATGATACCTTGTATTAATGATAACTATCGCACCATTAGGCATAATACGGGTTCTTAAGCCAGCAGGATACCATTCCTTGATATATCTCCTACCTGCTTCAGAGAAAGAGTCTTCTTCAGACATTGCATCGTCTAATATGGCTATATGTGCACCTCTACCAGCAATCTGGCTTCGCACACCTGCCGCATAGTACGTTCCATTGTGGTTTGTCTTCCACTTTCCTGCTGCCCTTACATCTGATCTTAGAGTAACCCCCTTGAATATGTCCTGAAACTTGTCCATTCCAACAATATCTCTTACTGATCTACCGAAATCAGAAGATAGTTGGTCACTATGAGAGATTGTAAGGATTTCGTGCTCTGGATTATTACCTATATACCAAGCAGGGAATAGCTTTGAGCAGATTACAGACTTTGAACTACGAGGAGGAAGAAAGACCATAAGCCTTTTTATCTTTCCTTCCTTAACTTTCTGTAATTTATCTGCTAAAACCCTGATGTGCTTCCCCATCTTCCAGTCAGAGACAAGAGTTGGAGCCATTAATCTGATAAAAGACAGGAAATCATCATTACATTTGGATGTAATCCTCTGATCCAGTAAGGAATACATCGCAAGAAGACCATCATACTTGCTTATTTCTGTGTTTTCTATGTTTTGTTCTGTCATATGTTATATATAGTTATTATAAAAGAAGGGAATATTAAAAGATAAATATAAAGTGTATATAATTTAAAGAGTTTGTCTTGTCTGTGTAGATTATAACATATCTATATAGACTACACAAGCCCCGGTTTGGAATTAATTACCCCAGATGAGAGTGACCCTTGTATTTTTTGTAAATTTTTGAGAGGTCTGTTTATATATATATGAGTGTGTGCGTGTTTGTGGGGGTGGGTACGCATAATGCGCGACGAAAAATCTCTGGATTTTCAAAGGAATTCCTTGGATTTTAAAACCCTTTAGGGTTTTATCTAGTCTATTTAGCTCTCCATAGAACGAACTCTACGAGTTCTATGGAGAG